AGACATTATCATCAGCCGCCAATGGTGCAATCGTTCAAGGTAATGCTAACGATGTCAGCGTCATTCAAAGTCAGAAGAGTCAAGACCTACAGATAGTTAATAGTATTATTGATCGGATTGAACATCGTATGCAGTTCGCCTTCCTTCTCAATACTGCAATACAAAGACCAGGCGAAAGAGTAACAGCAGAAGAGATTAGATATATGGCTCAAGAATTAGAATCCTCCATCGGTGGGTTGTACTCTATTCTCACTCAAGAACTACAACTACCTTTAGTTAGAAGGTTGATGTATATCCTCCAACGTAAAGGGAAGTTACCTCAGTTCCCTGTTAACCAACAGAATGGAGAACCATTAGTTAATCCAAAACCAATTACAGGATTAGAAGCTATTGGTCGTGGCGATGATATGAATAAATTAACTGAGTTCATAACTATTGGACATCAAGCGTTAGGCGCAGAAGTAATGGCTCAATACTTGAACATGGAAGAAGCATTGCGTAGACTTGCTGCAAGCGCATCTATTGACACTACTAATCTCGTTAAAACTTCTGATCAATTACAGCAAGAACAAATTGCTGCACAAACAGCTCAGAATAAGATGCAACAACAGGAGCAAATGCAGACCCTGTTGCAATCACCAGCCGCTGCACAGTTGGTGAAAAATTACACACAAGCAGGAGCACCTTATGGCCCCCAGTCAACAGAAGAAGGAGGAGTCCCCAACGCTCTCCCCACAGCAGTCACCGAAGCTGGAGTCCCCAGCGGCCCCACCACTTCCCAAGGCGACACCGCCTAAAGAAGTTCCCCCTCCTGATGCGGATGTAAAGGAACTCGTCATCAAAGAAGAGAAACCAAAGAAAGCTACTAAGGTTACAGAAGAACCCAAGCCACCACAGGTGATCCATGATCGACCTGGACATATCACTATTAAGTAATTAACAACAACAGACCATGCCTGACTCAATCACTATCAAGGATGAACCAACTCCAGCTTTATCCTTAGAAGATCAAGCCTCTTTACAAGAGGCAGAAAAATCTGAAGAACCTAGCTCTGAACTCCTCGCTGGTAAATACAAATCAGTTGAGGATTTAGAGAAAGGTTATAAAGAACTACAAACAAAACTTAGTTCAGGAGAGAAAGCAGAAGAACCTCCAACCGAGACTGAACCTAAAGCTGAGACTGAGACTGAAACTGAAACAGAGACAGAAACTTCTACTGATGCTAAAGAAATCTATGGAGATTTTATTGGTAGTCGGTTTGAAGAAGCTGGAATTGATTTCGGTGGAATGAATGATCGCTGGCAACAGACAGGAAAGTTAACTCAAGAAGATTACACAGCACTAGATGGAGCTGGCTTCAACAAAGAAATGGTTGATGCTTATCTTGAAGGTGTTCAGTTTAATAGTGCAAAAGATTCTCAACTTGCATCACAACAAGTTCTTGAAATTAAACAAGAGTTTGGAGGTGAGAAAGCTTACGATGACATGCTTACTTGGGCAGCAGGATCTCTAACAGATGGAGAGAAAGCAGCCTTTGATCGTGCTATTAAGACGACAGACATTGATCAAATTAAACTTGTGATCGGTGGTTTACATAGTCGTTATGTATCTCAAGCAAACATTGAACCTAAGTTAATTGGAGGTAAAGCTTCTAGAACTACAGGCGACAAATTTGAATCTCATGCACAAGTTGTAGCAGCTATGAATGATGATCGTTATAAGACTGATCCTGCTTTTAGAAAGAAAGTAGAACAGAAACTATCTAGATCAAGTGTATTTTAAAGGCTATTATATAGACACCTAGACCTTTTCAAGAAACATTGGCCCCTTGCGAGGGATACCCAGAGTTGAAGGAAGGAGGTTAGGAACTCTCTTCTTCTTAGGTATTCTCTTTTATGGCTAACTTCACCAGCTCACGGCTGGGCCTTGTCAATGCGACAGGTACTTCTTATGACGCTCTCTTCCTTAAAGTTTTTTCTGGGGAAGTACTATCTGCCTTCCGTAAGGCTACGGTATTCGAGGCTCTTCATACAGTAAGAACCATCTCATCTGGTAAGTCAGCTCAGTTCCCTATCATTGGTCTTAGCTCAACTGCTTATCACACACCTGGTACACAGTTAACAGGTAATGCAATCAAACATGCTGAAGCTGTTATCAACATAGATGACAAACTTGTTAGTAATGTTTTCATTGCAGACATCGACGAGGCTAAGAATCATTATGATGTGAGATCTCAGTATTCAACTGAGATGGGCAATGCATTAGCTTACACTTTTGATAAGAATGTAGCAGCTACTGTTGCACAAGCAGCTCGTACTTCTACTAACGCTAACACCGACCTACCTGGCGGTACTCGTATTAAGATTGTTGCTGCAAACAAAGCTGCTATTACAGGTGCAAACCTTGTAGCTGCTATGTGGTCAGCGGCTGAACAGATGGACGTTAACAATGTCCCAGCCGAAGGCAGACATCTTGTTCTTGGGCCAACTGAGTATTACAAGTTGGCTAAAACCACTGATGTTCTTAACAGAGACTGGGGTGGATCTGGAGCGTATGCAGATGGAACAGTCTTGAAGGTTGCTGGTATCAGCATCATCAAGTCAAACCATCTACCTACTACAAACAGATCTGCTGTAACAGGTGAGAACAACACCTATCACGCTAACTACACTGACAGTGTTGGTCTTGTATTTAACAACCAAGCTGTTGGTACTGTGAAGTTGATGGATCTCAAGATGGAACAGACTGGCTCTGATGTTCATGCTTTATGGCAGGGAACATTCATGGTTGGTTCTATGGCTCACGGTACTGGCGTTCTACGTCCTGACTGTGCAATCGAAATCTACTGGGCAACTAGTTAATTTCTTTTATGGGGGTCTACATGACCCCCTCCTTTTTTATTTGTTATGCCACTAGCACGTTCTACTGAATTAGAAGCAGTCAATCGAGTACTGCAAATGATGGGTGAAGCACCTGTCAATAGTCTTAATGGTCAGTTTGGTTTAGCTAAACAAGCACAAGACACACTTACTAATGTCAGCCGTCAAGTACAGGCAGAAGGATGGTCATTCAATACTGACTACGAAGTAACAATGACAAGAAACTCAAGCAATGAGATTGTTGTTGGTTCAAATGTAAGCAGGGTAGTAGTAGACATCTATGAGTTCCCTGACCTAGACGTTATTCAAAAGAATACTAAGTTATATGACAGGCGTGGTCAGACCTCTGTCTTCACTGAAGATCTAAAGGCAGATGTAACTTACATGCTTGACTGGGATGAGCTTCCTGAACATGCTCATCAATACATAATGACTAGAGCTGGAAGACAACTTCAAGAATCAATTGTTGGAAGTACAGACTTAGGAGCTATTAACTTAACAGCAGAGTCAGAAGCTAGATCTCAATTCATAGAAGAAGAAACAACTAAGAGTGAACATAATATGTTAAGAGGAAATCCAAACCATACAGGTGTGTTCCAAACATACATACCTAGTCGTGCTCTTGTTCGATAGCTCATGCCTTTAGTTAGTACTGCCATTCCAAACCTCATCAACGGGGTAAGCCAACAACCACCTGCTTTAAGGCTGGCATCACAAGCCGAATCAGTTATTAACTGTATGCCTAGCTCAGTGGAAGGATTAAAGAAACGTCCTCCATTTGCACATGTCGATGAGTTATTTACTGGTAGTGCAGGTACAACAAGACCATTTATAGATGTAGTAGATAGAGATGGAACTGTTAGATATGTTGTTCTAATTACAGATGGAGATTTAAAAGTATTTGGATTAGATGGAGCTGAACAAACTGTTGCATTTCCTGATGGTAAAGGTTATTTAGATGTCGCTAACACTTCTGATCCTGCTAACAAATTTCGACTCACAAGTATTGCTGACTATTCATTCATCAATAACAGAGAGAAGACAGTCGCAATGGCTAGTACTACTTCTCCTACCTTTGGTACTAAATCAATTGTCTTTGTTAAAGCTGCAAACTTAAATACAACTTATACAGTCACCCTTAATGGGACGGCTAAAACTTATACCACTCCAACAGCAGGGAGTGGAACAGCTAGCACAGTCACCATTGCTGACAGCTTGGCTACAGCATTGAACACAATCTCTGGCTTTACTGTTACCAATGATGATTTCATTATTCGTATAACTAAAGATGATGGTGGATCTTATACCTTAACTAGTACAGATGACACGACAGGTGTAGATACAAAAGTTGTAAAGGCAGTAGTTGATGGCATTACTGATTTACCTACCAGAGCAGAACATGGTCATATCATTAAAGTTCAAGGAACAACTGCTACATCCTTAGATGATTACTATGTGAAGTTTGAATTATCTTCTGGCAATAGTGGCTTTGGTGAAGGGATATGGAGAGAGACAGTAGCTCCTGCAATTGTTTATCAATTCGATGCTGCTACCATGCCTCACGTTTTAGTGAGAGAAGACAATGGAGACTTTACATTCAAGAAACATACATGGTCACATCGAATAGCAGGTGATGTTACAACTGCAAGTAATCCTTCTTTCGTTGGACAAGTTATTCAAAGCATCAATGTCTTTAGGAACCGATTAGTTTTCCTCGCAGATGAGAAAGTAGTACTATCTGCTGCTGCTGACTATGGAAGGTTCTGGCCTGAGACAGTACAAACAGTTGTTGATAGTGATCCGATTGACTTGAACGCAGGTGGTACTGATGTAAATATCTTGGTGAGTAGTTTGGCTTTTGCCAATACACTTCTACTCTTCAGTCGTATTGGTCAGTTCAGATTAGATACAGGCAGCTCAGGTGTTGCAGCTCCATTAACACCATCGACTGCAACGATCACTGCAATGACTAGGTTTGAAATGGATACAGGAGTTGATCCAATAGCAGTAGGTCGTACCTGTTTCTTCCCGCTACCAAAGGGAGAGTTCAGTGGATTACGTGAATACTTCTTACCTGATGTAACGGGATCAGTTCCTGATACTTCAGAAGTTACAGCTTCTGTTCCTAGATTTATTCCAGCTAATCTAATTAACTTAGTCTCATCAGTATCAGAAGAAGCGATCATTGCATTAAGTAAGGATCAACCAAAGAGAATCTATCTCTATAAATTCTTATTTGAACAAGAACATAAGTTGCAATCATCTTGGTCTTACTGGGAAGTAAAAGGAGAGAAGACAATCCTCGGTACGTTTACATTAGATAATGATCTTTATATTATTACCCAATATTCTGATGGTGTTTATTTAGAAAAGACTTCACTACGTCCAGAGTCTGTAGATGTAGGAACAACAATAGAGTTATTACTAGATAGGAAAACAACAGAAGCAAGTTGTTCTATTGCTGTTACAAACCCTGGTGGATTAGGAACTCAATCAATAATCACTCTGCCTTATCCAATATCTAAGACAGGAATCATGGCGGTAGTAGGAAGATACGACACAGGAGCATACGCAGATGAACAGAACTTTCCAACTTCCGCACCTTCAAATGGAACAGCAGTCTCTATTAGAGATGCGGGTGGTTTAACTGTTAATGGTTCAGGTGTTGCAACTAATGCAAGAACAACAGGTAATAGTTCTGACAATGTAACTATCAACGGGTTCCCTTCTCACCTATGGAGTAAGTCAATTGGAGAAGGAGTAGGTCTTGCAGTTACTGCTACATCAACTGCACATACTTATACATATCAAAATCTAATTACGATTCGTCATGGTCAAGTCATCATGCCAACTAGTGAAACTCTTGCAGGTGGATCTGGTAGTAATGGAACGATGACTGTGTTAGGAGATCTAACAGGTGCAAAGTTTTATGTTGGTGAGTTATATGACATGACTTATGAATTCAGCACACCCTATCTAAAGGAAGAACCTCAAGGTGGTGGTATAGCTGTAGCCTCTGGTCCTTATCTACAATTAAGAAACTGGTCTGTTGTCTTTGATGAAACTTCTGCCTTTGAATTAAAAGTTACACCTGCGGGTAGAGATGTTCAGACATATCCTTACAATGGAATTTCTCTAGGTACTAGCCCACCACTTTTAGGAAGTCCAAGCTTGGAAACAGGATCATTTAAAGTACCTGTCATGGCTAGAAATATAGATACTAAAGTTGAAATTGTTAGTAGTAGTCCATTACCTTGTCGCTTCCAGTCTG